CACTTACTGCGCGTATCGCCGCGCTTGAATCTTAAAGGAGGCTAATAATGGCTGAATCAGAAACACGCTCTGACGAGCAAAAAGCACAGGACTACTCAGCAATGCTGGGCAGTGTAAGCGTAATCACTAACTGTCTTGACGATGACAATGACTTTTGTAACGACATGACAGGTGAAGAAAAGAAAGAGCGCGTTATGCGTAGCTCTGGCTACCTGTCGTTTATGAAAGACTTGGACGATTGGGGCAGTGAAGATATGTCAACAGTAGACACAGCCATTGCCGCTGCTGAAGCATACGAGGCATAAGCCGCATCTTAGAAATACATTGGAGTACCTTGGTAGTGGAAGAACTAAACAACGCACAGCCGACCATCACAATCGATGACGAAACGTATCTGCTAGAAGATTTGCAAGTCGAAGCGCAGGCGATGGTTGCTCGCATCCAAGCTTTACGTTCGCAACAGCAACAGCTGCAAATGCAATTGATCGAAAACGAGCGCGCCATTAACGGCTGGGCTGCAGACATTAAGGGCTCGATCCAGATCGTTGAGAACGACGAAGAGGTTGTGCAGTGATGGATCTTGGCACGGCGCTGACCGTTGTTACTTCCATAATCTCTATCGCTAGTCTGATCGCTGCCAGCACAAAGACTAGGGTAGACGATGAATGGATAGGCAAGCTGTACCCCATAATAGATTTGTTAGCACTGAACATTGGCCACGCCAAAAGCAAGGGTGACGAATGACGCCCACAGAGCGAGCCATTGCAAACCTAGAAGCGCATGAGCGCGAGTGCGCGGCTCGCTATGAAGAGATCAACCGCCGCCTGGAGTCGGGTGGTAAAAAGATGGATCGATTGGAAATGATGATCTGGGGCATGTACCCCGTTTTTATCGGGACAATCGTTGCCACAAAGTTTTTAGTTTAGGAGGCACCGTGTCTGAAGGATCAATAAAAATACCAACGTGGGGATTGCCAATCGCGGCCGCTGTGTTATCTGGAGCCGTTGTATACGGCGCCTCTGAGGCAAGGGCTGAAGCCACTGCCGCAGAAGTCGCTGAAATCAAGGTAAAGGTCGAGGAAGCGGACACAACGGGAAAGTTGAATGCACAGGCAATCGATCAGATCTCTCGCAACCTTGCGGAAATGTCTCAGACGGCACGCGATTCGGACGCGAAGCTTCAGACGCTGATCGAGTTGATGATCCAGAACGCGCAGTAATCACTTATGACCCTGCGCACCCTAACCTCTACTGCGATCTGCGCGAGTACAAAATGCTTGCGGAGATTCACCCGCCCGCAAAGCGGAAGGCGGTAGCTATGAATTGGCTGTCGTTTAACTTTCAGCGATGCAGCTTCGGCGCAAAGGTGTTTGTGCAGAACCAAGGCCCGCTGACGCTTGGTACTGCCTGGGACAGCGAGGTCTACCAGTTGACCATCGACTTGCAGGCGCAGCAAGAGCAAGCCACCCAAGCCATTCGCAAAAAGAAGGTGTTGTGATGGGTGAGACGATGCTGATTTTTATGATGGTCTGCGCGGAGAAGGGGAATCTGGCAAAGCCGATTGCTAATGAGGCGTTTCAGACGCTGACCGGATGCTTGGATTATGCGGTCAGTTTGAATTGCCAATCTGTCTACAAGTTGAACGGCGTTTGCGTGCAGGGGCAGAACAGATTTTACGAGTGCCACTGCCGACCTAGAACAATTCAGCGCAGCGAAGCAGGAGCAACGATCTTGTTTCGTGATCCAGAAAAAGAGCCGGAAGACTAGTGGCTCTACTTGGAACACTGCTAGGGCCAGTAACAGAGCTGGTCGGCGGGGTACTAAAAAACCGCCAAGCGATAGGTAAAGCCAAGCAGGCCGCAAAGCTAGAGCAGATAAAAAGCGGCGCTGATTGGGAGGCGAAGATGGCCGCCGCAAGCGGGGCCAGCTGGAAAGACGAGTTTTGGACGGTTGTCCTGGCGGTGCCGGTGTTTATGGTCGGCTACGCTATTGCGATGAATGACACGTCGGTAATTGAGCGTGTCGAGTTAGGTTTTGAGGCACTGAACAGTTTGCCTGAGTGGTATCAGTACCTCTTGTTTTTGGCAGTAAGTGCAAGCTTTGGAATCAGAGGCGTCGATAAATTAATGAGCTTGCGAAAATGAGCAACAAGTTAATCAACATGCTAAAGCGCCACGAGGGCGTGCGCTCAAAATTTTATATATGCAGCGCCGGCTACGAAACCATAGGCGTGGGCAGAAATATATCTACCACTGGCTTAGGCCTTGATGAAAACGAGATTAATTTCTTGTTGATTAACGACATCACCCGCGTCCGGCAGGAGCTAGAGCGAACCTTCCCTTGGTTCGACCGGCTAGACAACGTCCGCAAGGATGCGCTGATAGACATCGCCTTTAACTTGGGCTTGACCGTGCTTTGCAAGTTTGAGAAAAGCCTTGCGTACATGGAGTCTGGCGACTTCATGCTTGCAGCTGACGAGTTTTTGGATAGCCGTTGGGCGAAGCAGGTAGGCAACCGCGCCGTAGAGGTGACCGATATGATCCGCACCGGAGAGTACCAAGATGCCGCTGCTTAGCTTAACCATACCGCCGGGGGTGCAGAAAAACGGCACCGCGCTGCAGCAGGCAAACGCTTGGAGCGACAGCAATTTGGTGCGCTGGTATGAGGGCGCGATGCAGCCAATGGGCGGCTGGCGGGCGCGCACCACAAGTGCGATGTCCGGCGTCTGCCGCGCGATGATTGCTTGGCTGGACAACGGCGGCAACCGACGCACGGCGGCCGGTACGCATAGCAACCTGTATTTCATAAATACAGACTCAACAATTGTAGACATTACACCGTCTGGCTTTACAGCGGGCAGCGCAGACGCTATACAAAATCTTGGCTATGGCGGCCTGACTTGGAATAGCTTTACCTGGAACACACCTCGCCCAGACCGTGGCACATACACGCCGGCGACCACTTGGAGCCTTGATACGTTTGGCGAGTACCTTATCGCCTGCGCCACGTCAGACGGTAAGATTTACCAGTGGGTCAATAACACGTCGTCGGTCGCTGCGCTGCTCAGCAACGCCCCAACAAGCAACACCGCAATTGTGGTGACGCCAGAGCGTTTTGTATTTGCGTTAGGCGCTGGCGGTGTAGGCAACAAGGTCGCGTTTAGTGATCAGGAAGACACAAACACATGGACGCCTTCGGCAACGAACCAGGCAGGCAGCTTTACCCTGGCCACTAACGGCAACCTGGTGGCTGGCCGCCGGATGCGCGGAGAGACGCTGTTACTGACAGACATTGACGCTCACGTTGCTCGCTATCAAGGCCCGCCATTTGTTTACGGCTTCAGCCAGGTAGGCACCGGCTGTGGCGTAATCAGCGCCGGCGCGTGCGTCGTTGCAGACCAAGCAGCCTATTGGATGGGAAACAATGGGTTCTTTGTCTACGACGGCAGGGTGCAACCGCTTCGCTCGGCTGTTGGCGATTATATATTTGAGCACCTCAATGAGAGCCAGCGCAGCAAGGTGGTTGGCGTCCTCAACTCTCAGTTTTCAGAGGTGATTTGGTTCTACCCATCTGAAGGATCAAACGAAAACGACTCCTATGTTTCTTACAACTATATGGAAGGCCACTGGCAGGTAGGCACTCTGGCGCGCACTGCAGGGTTTGACACCGGCACGTTTGTTTACCCGAATTACGCCACGTCTGACGGGTACATATACGAGCATGAAGTGGGCTACACATATGACGACGACAGCGTCGTCTTTGCCGAAACCGGCCCGATTCAATTGGGTGCCGGTGACCGTTTGGTGGTCGCACGCTCCTTGATCCCAGACGAAAAAACTGCGGGCGATGTGACGGCAACATTTAAGACCCGCCTCTATCCGAATGCGTCAGAGTCAAGCTTTGGCCCGTTCACTATGGCAAACCCGACCGATGTGCGTTTCCAGGGCCGCCAGGTTCAGATGCGCGTCACGGGCAACACAGCGTCCAGCTGGCGCGTTGGCACGATGCGGCTTGACGTGGTGGAGGGCAGCAGACGATGAGGCTGCAAAACCCACCAGCGCGGTACAGCGGCAGCTATCAGTCGTCGCTCAACCTGGACATCGAGCAGGCCGATCAGCTGAACCACAAAAAGAACCAGGACGTAGAGGTAGGCGCGGCGCGCTTAATCCTGCGCAGCCCGAATGGCACGCGCTACAGCGTGACGGTCGATAACAGCGGAAATTTGAGCGCGGCGTCAATATGAACACGGCGAAGCAAACAGCGGCAGAGGTTATGGCACCGTATCGATTTCTTATTGAGTCGGCGCTGGATTTCTCAGGTGGCACTCACGACTACGCCGACATTGTCCAGGGCGTAGCAAACAGCGTTATGTTTTTTTGGCCCGCAGAAAAAAGCTGTCTGATAACCGAGATCGTGCAATACCCGAAAAAACGGGCGCTGCATGTATTCCTGGCGGCAGGCGACTTGGATGAGATCAAAGACATGGAGCCGTCGCTGCAGGAGTTTGCAAAGAATTTGAAATGCGACGCGATCAGCCTCACTGGACGCAACGGCTGGAAGCGGGCACTTAACAGCATGGGCTATACGCCTGCGCACATCACTATGGTTAAAGAATTATGAGTAAATCAGGAAACGGCGAAATAATAGGTATAGACCCTGCGGCCATCGAGGCGGCTATAGAGGTTGCGGATGCGCCCGTTGATACGGCCTCTTATCTGCCAGCCGACACGTTTGTAAACTCGCCTGGTGATGCAGGAGTGGGTATGGCCGCACCTCAAGAAATACCGCCCGTGCCGGCAATGTCTGCAATTGAGGAGTTTTACGGCAGCCCCACTCGGATTACGCAACCTGACGCCGGCTACTTCGATGAGTTTCCGCTGCCTGGACAAGCGCCGGCCGCAGACAGCGCGCCACAAGACGCGCCTTATGTGCCGCCTGACATGCCTTATGTGCCGCCCGATATGCCTTATGTGCCACTAAACGACTACTCAGTCCCCTCAGAGGGTGCCCCCACAACACCTTATGTTGGCCTTGCAGGTTTCGACACATTTGACAATGGCAGAAACTTTATTCGAGATATGTTTTTGCCGGACATGAACCAATACATCACAGCAGAAGACTTGCCGACTTTCCAGGAATTTGATCCGACGCAGCTGCAAGATCAAATAAACCAGTTGGCGCTGGCAGAGCCGATGAACACAAGCCAATTTCTTACGGCGGCAGACCTGCCAACGTATGACACATCTCAATTTTTAACTACGCAAGACCTGCCAACATACCAACAATTTGACCCGACTTATTTAGAGGATCAGATTAACGAAATATCTATGGCGCGCCCAATCGACACAAGTCAGTTTCTGACAATGGCCGACTTGCCAACGTATGACACAAGCCAGTTTTTAACCGCTGCAGACTTGCCAACATACCAACAATTTGACCCGACTCAATTGCAGAATCAAATAAACGAACTAGCCATGTCGCGCCCAGTGGACACAAGCCAGTTTTTAACGGCGGCAGACTTGCCGACTTACCAACAATTTGACTCAAGCGCTCTTGAGAAAGAGTTAGCGGATCTTAGGGCGCAAGTTGGATTACTTGGCCAAGCGCCCAACCAAAGTTTCGCGCAAACACAGCCATACGCGCCAATCTTAGATTTCGCGGTTCGCTAGGAGAACAAAAACATGAGCATGGGAAAAAACAAAAATACTTCATCGCAGTCGTTTGACCCCCAATTGAAGAACCTGCTAACCAGTACGTTTCAGACGGGTCAAACTCTGTCTCAGACGCCTTACCAGGCGTATGACGCGGCGACAGTTGCTCCGATGTCTCCAGTGCAGCTAGAAGGCATGAACCTTACAGCCGATACGGCGCGGGCTGGCGTTGGTGAAACTCAGCTGGCTGAAGCAATGAAGGCCGCAAAAGGCGTGGCAAACTTCCAAGGCTCCGATGTGACCGCAGGCACGGTTGGTGCGCCAACCACAATTGGCGATGTGACGGGAACCACCATAGACACCGGCATCACATACAGTGACATAACCCCAACAACGATTTCAGATCCAACAGACGTTTCGTCAAGCACCTTGGGAATGAACACGATCACTGACCCTACCGATTTAACGGCAAGCACGGTGACAGGCTCTACAGTGTCGGCGAACGATGTGACAGCTGGCAACCTGGGTACGACCGACTTGTCGCCTTACCAAAACCAATACACCACCGCAGTGGTTGACGCTGCACTTGGCGACCTAGAGCGTGCGCGGCAGATGACGCAAAACCAAAACGCTGCTTCTGCCGTTTCGGCTGGAGCATTTGGTGGCGACCGGCTTGGTGTTTTAGAGTCTGAAACTAATAGAGCTTTCGCACAGCAAGCGGCAAACACCGCAGCAAATTTGCGGCAGGCTGGATTCCAGAATGCACAGCAAATGGCTCAAGCGGATCTTGGTCGATCAATGCAAGCGGGTCTGGCAAATCAGCAGGCCAACTTGGCGGCGTCAACTACCACAGCAGATCAAGCCCTACGCGCAGGTCTGGCGAATCAACAAGCCGGTCTCACCGCTGGCTCGCAAAACATTTCTGCGGCACTTGACGCTGCGCGGGCCAACCAGGCGACTCGCCAGGCAATGGAAGCAGCCCAAGGTGCGCAAAGCATTCAAGCGCAGCAAGCGACTGCCGCTAACCAACTGGCAGCAAGGCAAGCCAACGCAGCCAACAGCGTGGCAGCTGGTCGAGCAAATCAGCAGGCTGCTATATCAGCTGGTCAAGCAGCGAATCAAGGCATACTTGCAGGGCAAGACGTCGCACTGCGCGCCTCGCTGGCAAATCAGCAGGCAGACTTAGCAACAAATCAATTAACGGCTCAAATCGGGCAGGCCAACCAAGACGCTGGCCTGCGCGAAGCGCTGGCGAACCAGCAAAACGCACTGGCCGCTGCGCAGCAGCAAATGGCTGGAGCAGGACAGCTGGCACAGCTGGCCGGCGTAAACCGCGCTAATCAATTCCAGGACGCAAGTCAGTTGACGGGCGTGGGCGCGCAACAGCAAGCGGCCGCGCAGCAGTTGCTTGATGATAGGCTGCGGCGTTTCCAAGAAGCGCGCGACTATCCGCTCCGCATGTTCGACGTTTTGCGCAGCGGCGCCGGCATCTTGCCTAACCCGCTCACGAGCACCTCAAAAGGCAGCGGCACAAATATTGGTCTAGGGAGTTAGTAATGTTTCTTAGCGGAATAGGCAAACTTGCTCAGACTGTCGGTGGTGGGTTGATGAACACCGCGCAAGGGTTTGCCGACAAGGTTATGAACCCTGGCGAAACGATTAGCGGCGCAGTCGGCGACAGCCGCGCGGTGCGCGCCTTCCAAGATCCTGCAAAGTTTTTTGATGACGAGATGCAGGCGATCGCCGCAAAAATGCAAAACGGCCAACCGCTAAGCCAAAATGAAATGGCAAAGCTGCAAGCATTTCAGCAGCAATCCCAACAGAATTTTCAAAACGCGCAAGCCGCGGTGCAGCTTCCGACCGGCGGCTTTATGAATAGCGCACAGCAGAGGTTAATGTAATGGCAGAGAACCCGTTAACAAAACAAGAACCAAATCGCTTTGTGCAAGGGGTAACAAACTTTGCGCAAAACGCCATATTGAATCCGCTGCAGTATTCGCTGGGCATGAAAATGCGCCCACGCGACCAGCTGATCCAAATGCAAATCGCTGCAGAGCGGGCTAAGAAAACACAAAACCAGAATGTGCAGCAGTATTTGAATAACCTGACGCCAGAGCAGGCGCAGGCTATCGGCCTCTCGCCAGCGCAACTAAAGTTAGCGCAAGCGGCACCATTCCAAGCATACGACGACGTTGTGCAGCGCGCCTTTGAGCGCGAAACATTTTCGACGACGCCTCAATATGGCATTGATAAGCTGGGTAACAGAATGGCCTACCAGCTGGGCGACCGTGGCAACCTAAAGCTACTTGATTACAACCCTGGCAACGAATACGACACGCAAGATGTTGGTGGCTCTATCCATGTTTACAGAAAAGGAACCCGCACGCTTGTTGATGTGGTGCCAAAAACAATGACTCCGCAGCAGGTTGCGCAGCATGTTATTGAGCAAAAGAAAGCCACTCAAGAAGACAAAGACAAGATTGCAGGCAGACGCAGGACGCTACGCACCGATTACGGCAAAGCAATCAAGATTCCTTTGGACGCATTGCAAGCATTTAGAAAAGTCGAAGAAAGCGCCAACCTAAACAGTGCCTATGGCGATGTAGCGTTATTGACTAACTTTATGAAAGTCTTAGATCCAGGCTCAATTGTTCGCGAGTCCGAGTTTGAGATGATTGCCAACACTGGCGGCTTGCCTGTAGCGATTGCTAATGCCTTTAGGAAAAGCGCCAACGGCGAGCTTCTCTCACAAGATCAGCGGAAGATGTTGACGCAGGCTGCAATGGCAAACCTGCAACCGTCAATAGACCTAGCTGCGATGCAAACTAGTTTCTATACAGCAGAGGCTGCGCGTCAAGGCGTAGATCCTAAAAACACGTTTGTAAATCCTTTCGCCGATTTGAATCTTGATGAAATGGCTGCCAAGCGTGCTGCTTTGCAAGCGAAATACCCTGGAATGACAATCCCGAAGGATGAATAGATGAAGCAGTCAACGCGCGAGCAGCACCTACAAAACATAGAACGCATACGACAAGAGAATCCAGCCGACGTGGCTGAGTACATGGTCGCCGCTGGTATCACCCAATCAGATTTAATTGCACCCGAAAAATCTGGGCTTGGAACACAAGCAGCCCAAGGCGCAATGCTTGGCGGTTATGATGAAGCGTTAGCTGCAGTGCGTTCTTTTAGCTTAGATGATCCCTTCCCAGGTATCGTGCCCGCTACTCGCGAGGGCATGGAGCGTTACAACACAGAAGCAGCCCGCATCCGGCGCGGCATGGCTGATTACGAGAAAGAAAACCCTGGCAAGGCAATGGCCGCGCAAATGGCAGGCGCGCTTGCGACATCAATCCCGTTGGCTCTTGCCCCTGGTGGACAAGCTGCAGGCGCAAGCAGGTTAGCGACCGCTGGTCGTTTAATGGCCCAAGGCGGCGTTGAAGGCGCAGTGGCAGGTTACTTAACTGACAACGAAGATCGAGCGCGTGGCGCGACACAAGGCGGGATGATGGGCGCTGCGTTTCCTATGGGAATTTCTGCTCTAGGCGCTGGCAAAGATGTTGTCGCGCCTGCGTTACTAAACAAGGCGCAAGAAAATATTGCCGGCAATCTACTTCGTAGGATGGCTACCGATCCCGACGCAGCTGTCGCGAGTATGCGTGCAAATAACACAACACTTGTACCTGGCAGCGTGCCGACAACCGCGCAAGTGGCGCGAGATCCTGGTTTAGCTGCGTTCGACACAACAGTGCGTTCTGTAGATCCGACCAACCGGATGGGCGAAAGAATTATCGAACAGAATCAGGCGCGAACAGACATGCTGACTCGCATGGCCCGCGACACTGATGCGGTTGACGCTGCAAAGGCTCAGCGAGATGCTGTTGCGTTGCCAATGTTACGAGAGGCTTTTGATAACGCTACAGGGCCGATAAACGCAAACGCTCTTGGCATTGCTATGGAGGCTGTGAAAAACAAGCCTGGCATCCGTAGCCAGAAAACAGTGCGCGATTCCGTTAATTTTTATATTAAAGAGTTGGAGCAAATTGTCGGCAGAAACGAGGCCGGTGATTTGAATCCGATTAGCGCAGAAGACCTTTACGGCTTACGCAAAGAAATCAATCTAGCAATGTCCGGCAAGTTGCAAGGCGAGGAGCAAAACAAGCGCCTTGCTAAAGCCCAATTGCAGGAAATCGTCAGCATCATTGACGCGCAAATTGAATCGGTAGCGCCAGGCTTTAGGAAATACTTAGACACTTACAGCCAGCGAAGTAAGCCAGTGAACCAAATGGAAACGCTGCAAGACATTCAATTAAAAAGCGAAGTCGCAGGCCGAAACCTTGTCTCTGGCGATGGTGTTTTAAGCGCAGCGAAGTTAACGAGCCAACTAAAAGGGCCAGCTGGTCGAGAGAAGTTAGCGCGGCTTTCTGAAGCGCAACGGCGCCGAGTGAACAGAATATTGACTGATCTGCAGAGGGCAGGCGCAGCTACATCGCCAGGCGTTAAAGTACCAGGCAGCGACACGATGAAAAACCTCAGTGTTGCCGCTCTTGTTGGCCGCACCTTTGGTGGTGGCGCAGATTCTAAGATTGGCGACGCGCTGGCTAACCGTCTCGCGTTTCTAAACTTTGGCGAGGACAAAATACAAGAGTTGATCGTGCAGGCCATGCTTGACCCAGAGCTTGCAGCCAGGTTGATGACGACTGCGTCAGAAGAAACGGTCGATAGTTTTGTTAACGCAGCGCAGCGTAAATTACCGTCGCTTTTTTCAGGCACTACAGGTGCTGTTGTAGGGC